CTACATCTCGGACGATGGACGCACGTTTATCCTGCTGATGATCAGTGGTAAAGTGTGGCTTTACGACTGCCTTCAGAATAAGGCTCAAGACCTCACAGTTTCCGCTGACCTAGAAAATCCTTCCAACCTGCTCGATGGCTGGATGGTTCAAGCTGAGAACTTCGTCGTCATTCAAGATGGATTCAGCAAGCCGCTGATCTTCAACGGGACAAGTCTGCGTCGAGCTAAGGACGACGAAATTAAGACCGGCAGAGTTATGGCCTACGTCAATGGCCGTATCTGGTACGCGCTTCCAAACGGCTTTTCATTCCGAGCCACCGACATCGTTTATGGAGACGGTACGCGAGCCAGCGTTCTCAAGGAAACCGAGAACACCTTCCTCAATGAAGGCGGAGACTTTTCGGTTCCGTCGGATTCAGGAGGCATCACAGCAATGGCCGTCCCCGGCGATCCAGATACGTCGCTTGGTCAAGGACCGCTTCTTGTCTTCACGCCTCGATACGTTTTCAGCGTCCAAGCCCCTGTAGATCGCGATGTTTGGAAGAACCTGAACTATCCCATTCAGGCTATCAGCTTGCTGACCAGCGGCGCGTTAGGCGCACGGTCGGCCATCACCGTCAATGGCGATGTCTTCTACCGAGCTATCGACGGTATCCGCTCGTTCATCATTGCTCGTCGGTCATTCAATGACTGGGGCAACACACCCATCAGCGGCGAGATGACGCCCATCGTTGAGAACGACCAAACAAGTCTTTTGTGGGCCAGTTCTGCCGTCGTCTTTGACAATCGGGTGTTGATGACCTCTCAGCCTCGCTTCAATTCGGAGGGCGTGATTCATAAGGCCATATCCGTACTGGATATGGAGCTTGTCACCTCGATGCGGAAGAAGGCTCCTCCAGCATGGTCTGGCATCTGGACCGGCCTGAACGTGTTGCAGCTCGTCAAGACCGAGAACGCTTACGGAGACGCTTGTTTCGCAATCGCTCGCGGATCGGATGACACGATTCAGATTTGGGAAATCACCAAGGGTGACAAGTTCGACATGAACTTGAGTGAGACTCCCAAGAAGGAAATCGAGTGGCAGGTGCAGACTCGCGCCTACAACTTTGAGGTTCCATTCGGTCTGAAGCGGCTCGATTCCGGCGACTTGTTCATCGACAAGCTGGAAGGCGATGTCTCCTTCAATGTCACCTATCGACCTGACCAGTATCCTGGCTGGATCGAGTGGATTGACTTCGCCGAATGCGCGACTGTTACGCAGTGCTTTGATCTTTGTCCGATTACGAACTTCAAACCGCAGTATCGGCCTAAGATGCGCTTCCCGACTCCATCGGATGCGCCGTGCAACGCGACAATCAGCACTCCCGCTCGGAATCTTTACGAGGTTCAGGTCATGCTGAACATCATCGGGTACTGTCGGGTCAAGAGTCTTCGAGTTCACGCCTACGACATCCAAGAGTCGAGTGTTGGAGAGTGCCGGACAGTCTTCCCTGCCTGCACACCGCTTGATGTCTGCGATATCAACCCGCTGACCTACACATCGGAATAGCCTAACAATTATGCCAAACCTTACGCTCATCACGCTTACTCCGCCGAGTTTGCCGGTTGGATACTGTCCGCTGAACTACCAGACGTTGGCCAACGATATCATCAGCGGCACTCAGGCGACGTTCAACAGCTCGATTGGAAACTCGTTCTTCAACTTTGGATCGACCACTCCTGCGCTGAACAATCAGGTTTATCCGTGGCTGGATGAGAAGGGCAACTGGTGGGTGCGTGTTAATGGATACTGGGCAAGACAGCATCCGGTTGCACCCAACAGCTCCGAGCGTCGCATATTTGCTGGTACTGCCGCAGACATCTTGAGCTACGACGGCGGCGACGGAACCGCTACCGCTGCCCTGATGACTGGCCCAATGTGGGAGATTGACACAAATTTCGATGCTCGATTCCCGGTTGGCGTTGGAGCGTTTGCGGCGAGCGGAACCGTGAACGTCAATGGAACCTCAACGACTACATCTGTTGTCGGAGAGGACAAGCACACGCTTATCGTTGGCGAAACCCCGTTCAACGAACACACACACGGTGTTGCCAAGTTGGCTGCTCCCAACAACGACGACTACTACCTTGTTTCAAAATCTTGGTCTGGCCTTGGCTCTTACCCCAGTCAAATTATCCAAGGTGCCGCTGGAACGGGTGGCGGAGGAGCAGGTCCAAGCATCACGACTGGTGAAGTTGGAACGACCAACGCGGACAAGACTGGCAACGACAGCCAGAACGCCATCGGTCATAACAACCTTCCGCCGTTCTACGGTGTGTACTTCATCAAGCGAACCATCCGAGAATACTACACCAAATGAAGCTGATTGTTCAGGACATCCGCTCGACTATCGCTCGGGTCATCGGCGTATGTGTCGATGATCAGCGCGTTTACGACTACATCAACCAAGCGTGTCGAAGGCTTCTACACAAGGGTCTGTGGGCCGGTGCGTACGGACGATTCACGATTCATACGGTCGGCGGTTGCATCACTTGGCCGCGCCAGATCGAAACCATCGAGTCCGTAGCCGATTGCTGCGGAGTTGGAACCGTTCGCAATCAATGGTTCGAGTTTCAGGAAACCGGCTATGGACTGCTCAACTCAGGAGACGCTTGCGTCGGTAAGCAGCTTATTGACCGTGGGACTGTCGTCTCTTACCGCGACATGTCTGGTGGTCTTAACAGCGTTCTACGAGTCTACCCTGGAGACAATTCAGACATCGGTAAAACAATCATACTCCAAGGAACCGACGCGAACGGGAACTGGATTCGCACACAACTGCCGAGTGGAAGCTGGATTGATGGAGAACAGTTGACGTTGGCTATGCCATATGTTCAGTCCATAAAGCTGTTCACCTCTTTGACTGGCGTCATCCGCGAGGCGACGAACACTGCGAGCCGCTTGTATGAAAAGAATCTTACAAGCGGAGCCGAACTCGATCTGGCAGTTTACGACCCCGATGAAACTCTGCCGCAGTATCGCCGCAGTCTGCTGACCGACCGCTGCCATAACGACGAGGATAAGCCGGTGACGGTCATGGCGAAGATGCGCCATATCAACGCGACGAGCGTTAACGACTACCTCATTCCTCCGTGTCCTGATGCCATCAAACTGATGGTCATGGCGATTCGCAAGGAGGAGAACGATTTGATTCAGGAAGCAGTGGCCTACGAAGCTAAAGCGGTTCAAGCTGTGCAGGAGCAGACGATGCAGTATCTGGGCGATGCGCATGGTCGGCGTCGGTTTGAACGGCGGAGGATTTTCGCAATGGTTCTGAACCAAAAAGGATAATTTATGGCAATAGGACTTGGAGCGGCAATTTTGGGCGGAGCGGGAATCTCGGCAGCGGGAAGTCTGCTCGGTGGACTGTTCGGCGGAAAGAAGCCGAAGGTTCCTGAGCTGAAGCCGATTGATTTCGCCAAGGAGCAGCAGCAGGCAATTCAGCAAAACATCGCGTCGCTTGAGCCTGCTACCGAGTTGGCCAAGAAAACAACCGCCGCTGAGCAGTCTCAGCTTGAGTCGCAGCTTCGTCGTGCGATTCCTGGCTATGATCAACTTGTTTCTCAGGCTGGACAGAACATTGCCGCTTCTCTTCGCGGTGAAATTTCGCCCGAGGTTTCCGCTCAGGTTCAGCGTTCTACCGCTGGACGCGCTTTGTCTGGTGGATTCGGCGCAGGATCTGGATTTGGCCGTGCGCTAACCGCTCGCGATTTGGGCCTGACCGGCATGCAGATTCAGAATCAGGGTCTTGCTCAAGCTCAGAACTTCATCCAGCAGCAGCGGACGTTTGGCATGGTTCAGCCGTTCTCGGTTGGAAGCATGTTCATTACGCCAAGTCAACGAATTGGATTCATGCAGCAGCAACAGCAAGCTCAGTACGGACGCGACTTGACCGCTGCTCAAGTTGCCGCTCAGGCGTCGCCGATGCAGCAAGCAATGCAGAGCGCAATAACTGGATTTGCGGGACAAGTTGGCGGCGCGTTTTCGCAATACGGAATGTCGAAAGCGTTGATGGCTCCGCCTCCGTCATCTGGAGGGCTGTCCGCTGGTTCTGAGTATTTGGGGGCTGGAGTGGGAACTGGCTCCGACATGAGTCTCACGGGTATAATTCCTGACGCAGGTTAATCTTATGGCCGATCAATCTCTTCAAGCATTTCAGCTAGGCGCATCGCTGTTCGACCGCGCGCAGACGCAGGCTCGCATGATGGAGCAGTTCCAGCAGCAGACTGCGGAATCTGTGCTTCAACGGCAGGGACTGGAGCTTCAGAACAAGATTCGGGACATCACGCTTGCCGACACCATCGAGGAGCGGCAGGCGCAGGTTGATGAGTTCAAGGCGTTCTCGGATCTTAGCAAGCAAGTCGGAGATTACCTCGACAATCCTAGCGCAAAAGCAAAGTTTCCGGTCATTCCTGCTTTCAAGTCCAAGCAGTACCGGCTTGAGGCGGACAAGATGCTCAACAATCTTGAGAAGTATTCTGCTCGCGCTGAACTTCTGAAGGCTAGAGATAGGGCGGAAGCTACCTCCAACACGCTGAGAGCATCGACGATAAACAAGGCAATCGATGCCGGTGCGTGGATAGGATTCAATCAAGACGGAAGCCCTAACATCGACGTTCAGAAAATGAACGCCTATTATGAAAAATTAGGCTCTTCAAAGATTGGTCAAACCGAAGCTAAAACAGCATCAATTCTTGGCAATCTTGAACTCACTAGGGACAAGCTGACGGCGTTGATTGCTAACAATGCAAGTGATGCTGAGATTGAAAAAGCAAAACTGGAGTATCAAAAGTTAAAAGATGCTGCTCGGCTTGAGCTTGATCGGGATGAATTTGGGCTTAAGAAGGCAACTCAAGAAGCCAAGACAAAACTTGAGGGTGAAAAGTTTGATTTTACCAAGGGGCTTCAACTCGACAAACTTGCGCTTGAAAAAATCAGAGTAAGTCAGCTCGGAAAGAGAACTGACGCTTATGTTCAAAAAATTCTCCAACCTGCAAAAGCTGGAGAAATTAAACTTAATGCGGTAGATGATAGGCTTGTCAAAAAAGCCGCTGATGACATCGCCAACAAGCAGGGGATTTCTGACGCAATTGGATATGAGATTGGCGTTCTCGATGATCCGTCAATTGACGAATATGTGAAACGAGCTTCCGCTCAGAACATCCTTAAGATTCTAAACAGCGCAGAAGGCAAGGACGCTGTTGGTGTAGAAGAGTCGAAACGCCTTGGACAGTTCCTAGAGTTTCAGTTGAACCCAGTCAAAGGGTTTGCAACTGGAAGGGTATTTGGAACCGATCTTCCTAGATTTGTTGAACAAATTCAGATCAAGAAAGACGAGCTTGATACTCGTGTCAGCGAGGGAATGAACCGGGTAAACAGTATTTATAGGAAATACGGAAAAGACATTCCCGCCGGAACATCCCAAACGCCTTCAAGAGGCACAATGATTACGGCTCCTGCTCCTCAAGCGATGAGTTCGACGAATTCCACAGCAATGTCTGGAACAAATTCCGTGTCCGAAATCTCTTTTAAGTCAACGGCTGAAGCTAGGGCAAAAGGAAAGAAATCTGGAGACTTGGTGATTATCAACGGAGTTCGGGGAAATCTAAACTGACTTATGGACGAATATGTTTTGCAGGATGGAAATCAAGCCGATCAAACGCAGGTTGGCCAGCCGTTGAGTGCTGCTGATGTTACTTTTAGCGAGACTGTTCAAAATCAACAACAGCCTCCGAATGTCGAGCAAGAGGACATTTACGCTGGTTTTACACCAAGCGAACCACAATCTGGTACGCAAGAGGACATCTACGCTGGGTTTACACCGCTAAAAACCCCTGAGGGTTCTATTGGTGGAATCAATCAAACTGCGGAACAATCTCCCATTGGTTCAATGGAAGCGGTTCAGCAAGCTGCCGCTCAATCTTCGCTTGTTGGTCGTGACACTTTCAGGCCGAAGAGTCTTTTGGTCGAGCAAGCGGACCTAAGGCTTGGTCGTGAAAGTGCAAAGAAGTTTCAGGAGCTAGAAGCCACCGGATTCAATCCCACTGTTCCAATTGAATTTACCCCTCAGGAACAGAAGCTACTAAACGAGTATCGATTCAATCAAGCTCGACGAGGACTTGGAATGGCTGCTGGCTTGGCCGCTGGAATTGGACTTTCTCAAATTCCCGGTGGTCAAACAGTTGGTGGAGAAATGCTCGCTGGAGTTGGAAGTGAGCTTCTTCGCCAGACAATAGCTCCAGAGCCGTACGATGTCCAAGAAGCTGCTGCTCAGGGTGTTCCACTTCTTAGTCTTTCAAAGCGTGGAGCTGGAGGGTTTCGTAGTCCTTTGCAGTTTTTGACCACCGCTGAAACTGGAGTTACTCAGCAGTCTTCAAGGTTGAAGCAAATTCTCAAAGAGGGTGCCGCTGGCGGGATGACCGGGGCGGCTCAAGGTTTTGCCTCAACACTTGGAGATGAGTCTGGAAAAACAGAAGAAACGATCAAGCAAGCGGCACTAAGCGGCCTTTTTCTTCCCACGTTTGCGGGAGGTTTGAGGGGTCTTGGCGCGCTCTCTAGAAGTGGGCCAAGCCTGAGAAGGTTCGCTGGAGAACTTCAGCGTCCTTACACGCAGCAGTTTTTAACCGAACGCGCAGACGCAATTCGTCGAGAGCTTGGATCAGGTGGAGGAATTGATCCTGCATTGGCTGGACAGTTGGCCGACACGCTTTACTCACCCGAGCTTTCTGGAACTCGACCTGAAGACATCCGAGCTTGGGGAGAAAACATTCAGACGTTTCTTCAGGATTCAATCAGGAAAGGATCTGCCGCTGGATTGAGTGGAGACGATCTGACCAATCAAATCGTTTCAGAACTCAAGCGTGTTACAGAACGGAAAGACATCGACAATAATCTGATCAGCGGAATCGTGCTGAATGCTCAGCAGATGATTGGGGAGGCGAAGAAAAAAGTGGATTTTGCGTTTGCAGAGAAAAACGCTGAGCTGCTCGGTGCTGCAAGAAGGGCTGAAGGTGAACTTCAGTTGGAGTCCAAGTCTCTCTTTGACGACATCAGGAATCTTGAAATCCAAAAGAAAGACCTCAAAGCATCTGATGACATCACAAGAACCCAAATCGACAACGAGATAGCCGACAAACAGAGGCAGATTCAGGAAATCGAAAGCGGATTTGATCCGAAGTTCGATTACGGAAAGTCTGTAACACAGTATCAAACTGGAAAACAATTTGGAGAATACGCCAACATTCTCCTTCAGGAATTTAAGGACAAGCAAAAGGCTGGATATGCAAAATTAGATCCTAAACTGAACTCAATTTCTGTTTCTGTTCCCAAAAAAGACAAACTTGGTAAAGTTGTAAAAGACGAAAACGGAAACGATGTAATCGAGACTTTTACTCTTAATGATCTTAAAAATCAGAGAACCGAGATTCTCAATCAGATAGATTTCAACAAGAAGGTTCAGCAAGCTGATTACGATACGTTCCAAGAACTTGATCGTGTTCAAGGTTTGATGGAAGAGGCTCTTAACACTGATCCGGGTTTCAAGGCCGCATTCAAAGCTCAAAACGCAGAGTATCGAGAAGGAATAAACAGGTTCAAAGGAAGCATCATCTCAAGTCTGCTGAGGGACGTTGGCGAGGGAGGAGGAAGTCCTGAAGCGGTGTTGAGCCTTCTTGGAACTCGCGGAGGACAAGCGTTAGAGGTTATGAAAAAGGTGGCTGGTTCCGAATGGGAGCCTACGTTCAAACCTCTTCTTCAAGACTTTGTTTACAACAGACTGCGTAAGGTTGGCCAAAAGCCTGAAGAGTTCTTGTCTTTGCTGACGGAAGCAAAAATGGGCAAGGGAAGTCAGCTTACCGGAGAGGTTGCGAATGAGTTTTTTCCGCAGCTTTCTGAAATCCAAGATGTTGCCACTCGTTACAAGGGTTTGGTTGACAGAAAGGCTACTCTAACCACCCAGAAAAACGACCTAGTTTCCAAATCTAAGGAGCTTGAGGCAAGGATTGCAAATGACGACACGGCTGCTCGTGGATTGTTGAAGGAGAATGAAAAGAAGCTCAAATCCGTTAATGAAGAGATTGAACGGCTTGAGAAGCCTCGTCCTGATCTTGGAGTTGAGTTGAAAGAGATGGATGCCAAGACAAAGCAGATAGTGGCCGCTTTGACCGATCTTCAGAGTGCTGTAAACGGGAAATTGCCAATCAAGTTGGATGACGAGCAGATCAGACTAATCCTATCAAATCCAGACTCGGGAAGGTTGGCCAAGGATCTTCAACTTTACGTTCAGCAAGCATCCAGAGAAGCGACTGACTTCCAGAAGATGGTTTTGGACGCCACAAAGACCGGAAGACTTTCTGCCAAACAAGTTCAACCGGAAGATGTGGTCAGGTTTTTGACAACTGATTACAGCAAGCAACAGCGTTATGTCGTTCAGGAGTTTATGAATGTCATGCGGAACGAAAGGCCAGATCTTGTTGGCGACGTTCAGAATTTGGTCGTTGGGAACCTTTTCAGAGAATCTCTGGATGCCGGTAAGAAGCAGGTGAACATCAACAAAATGCGCGAGCTGATTTCTGGTCAGTACAATCCGCTCATTGTTGAGGCGTTCGGAAAGTCTGGAGTCGATCAGATGAACAAGATTGCTGATCAGCTTTCTGTCATCATCGAGAAGGACAGTCTCGTTAAGAGCAAGCTCATCCCCGCTGTGACATCTGCTGTTGCATCAACTCTTGGGGCAAACATGTACGGCAGGATGGCGTTGTCTAACCTTGCTGCGGTAACAGGAGCTGCTGCCGTTGGAAGGATTCTTAGAAACCCTGATTACCTTGCCACGGTTGCAAAACCAATCGATCAGGTTGCGAAGGTTCAAATGGATGCGTTCAACCGTCGCTGGCCTAAGATTCTTACGCTTGAAGCTGATCGTTTGAAAATGAGAAACGATGAGCGCGAGGAGGCTGAACGTCCCCAGATTCCCCCAGCTTCAGTTCGACGCTTCTAATGAAAACCTCCCTCTCCAAGAAAGGTAATCGCTACCAGGGCAAGAAGGTGACGCTCAACAAGCCGTTCTACACGCCGGGAGAGCGGAAGAAGAGTGCTGTCTACGTTAAGAACGACAGCGGAAACGTCATCAAGGTTCGCTTCGGCGATCCGAATATGGAGATTAAGCGCGACAATCCTGAGCGTCGTAAGAACTTCCGTGCGCGGCATAACTGCGATACGGCGAAAGATCCTACGAAGCCCAGAACGTGGTCGTGCAAAGCATGGTGATTTCGTCGGTAACAACTGATTCTAACTAATATGGACAAGATGAAACTTGGTGGTGGCGGACGTTACGAGAAGCTCATCGGCGAGCTTGAGAAGAAGGGTGTGAGAGAGCCTCGCGCTTTGGCGGCTTACATCGGACGCAAAAAGCTCGGCAAGGCGAAGTTCCAATCGCTCGCTGCGAAAGGTCGTCGCCGCGCTGAACGCGAGAAGGAAAGCTAACGCCCCCTAGGTCGTCCGCCCCACGGCTTCTTCGTTGTAGCCGCCGCCTTATCGACTACGAACTTCTCAGGATCTGCGTAGTCCCAGGATATCGTTCCGACTCCTCGTTGAATGACGATGGAGCCGGTTTTGTTTCCATTCTTGTCCTTCAGTCCTGACCTGTCTCCGCGCTTTGCCATTCCCAGCATAAAGCGTCGCGGCTGATTAAATCCAACCTCCTTCAACACAATCACCTCTCTCGCCCAGTTGGTCAGGTCAGACGATCCGAATCCTGAGTAGGCCATATCTGCCACGCTCTCCGGTTTGTCGTCTTTACCCTTCGGCTTGGGGAAGTGATGGACCAGCACGATGACGACGCCTGTCTCCATCATGATCGGCTGGAGCAGATGTCGCGTGAAGTTCGCGCAGACCTCGATGTCCGATGGATTGCCTCCGATGTAGGAGAGTAGAGGGTCGATGTAGACGATATCCACCTTCGTCTTACGAATGAGACGACGCAGCATGGCCGTGAACTCCGCGCCGGTTCGAACAGCCTCTCGGAAGAAGAGCATGTCCGCTCGGAGCAATCCGTTCCTCCAATCGCTTCCGAAGACCATCTGCGCGGCTCCTTTCAG